TTCTTGTATGAATCTTAGTAAAGCAAGCGAACATGAGCTAACTAAAAAAGTTTATGCTGCTTACAAAACAGAGTTTAGCTATGACCAAACGTTTGCTGACAAAAAAGCTGACTTCTTTGATTTACTTGATCGGTTTCAAACACTTAATCAAGCACTTAAAGCTTGGCCCCAACTTGCTAATATTGTAGAAAAAGTGGCACCAAGTAAAATGGTTACGATCCACAAGAAAACGGAACGTAAGAAAAAACAACAAGACCAAGCACAATATGTTGAACAAAATGCAGCAGCATTTAACAATGTAATTCTTGGTTCACAACTACTAGGAGATGATGATGATTCCTGAGTTCACTCGTGCTAGAGCACAACTACTATTGAAACAACCTTTCTTTGGTACGTTGTGTTTACGTTTGACACCAATTGAAACAGAAGAGATACCTACTGCAGGTACTGATGGTAAACGTTTGCTTTACAATCCAAAGTTCTTCTTGGACATGACTGACCAACAACGTATTGGTTTGCTTGCTCATGAAGTTATGCATGTAGTATTTCTACATATGGCACGTCTGAATGAACGTGATCATTATCTATGGAACGTAGCTGGTGATTATGTAATCAATCTTGTTGTGCGTGATGCAGGCTTGCAATTACCACCAACTGATTTGCTTGATGACAAGTATGCCAATATGACTACTGATGAAGTTTATCGCAAACTTCAAGAAGACCCAGATTCACAACCTCAAGGAGGTGGAGCAGATGGTAAAGAATCATTTGGTAATTGTGTACAACAGTCATCAGCTGTCAACAAAAACCCTGGTGAGTTTGAGGCTGATATGCGTGTAGCAATCAAACAAGCTGCTGAAGCAGCCAAAGCCGCAGGTAAATTGCCAGGTAGTTTGGAAGCTTTGCTTGGTGATCTAGTCGAACCAAAAGTTAACTGGAAAGAACGTTTGGCTAGATTTTTACGTAACAACAACAAATCTGACTACAGTTGGCAGAAACCTAATCGTAGGTTTATTGGTCAAGGTTTGTATTTACCTAGTATGTATGCACCATCTATTGAAGAGATTGGTGTTATTACCGATACTTCAGGTTCACGTACAGACGAAGAACTTAACCAAGACCTTGGTGAGATATCAGCTATGTTGATTGATGCTAATGTCGACAATGTACATTTTATGCAAGCCGATACTGAAGTAACTGCTGAAGAGACATTCACCCGTGAATCGTTGCCTTTGAAAGTTACTATGCAAGGTCGCGGTGGTACCAGATTTGGGCCCGCTATTGCAGAAATGGCAGACAAACATCCAAATATCTCTTGTCTTATTTATCTTACAGACCTTGAGGCAAGCGATTTTGGTACTGAACCACATTTTCCAGTTGTGTGGGTATCTAATTATTCAACGGAGGCACCATATGGTGAAATTATCAAAACGAACTAAACACATGCTTGGAGTTATTAACAAGTATGCAATACGTGGAGTTGTAGGATTACTTGGTCTATTTGCAATGGCTATGCTCTTACAACATATTCTAACATTCATGCTACTAGCTGTAGTCTTAGGTAGTATGGGTTATTTATTATGGAGATTTGAGTATGCCAGCTAGTATTATATCAAGTGTAACAACAGCGTTATGGATTCTTATTGAGCTAATTCAATTTGCATACATGGCTTATTTAATGTGGAAAGGGAGGCACAATGCTAACAATCGGAATATTCAGCGCGCTAGGACTGTTGTTGCTAGCGCTTAAAGCAGGTGGCAAAAAAGCTATTGGTCATGACATTGTTGTCGATGTACTAATTACTGCCACACTTATGGTTGCATTCTATGGCACTTACAGTGGCATGACTGCAGCTATGGTGGGTGGTTTGACTGCTTCTATTGTTTTATTTCTTATGAGAAAAACAATGAGACATCAAAAACTTAAACTACAGAGTGTGCAAAAGCAATTACTTGGGTTTAATTTTTCTGTGCCTAAACTTACTTGGCAAGATAAAGAACCTGAGTGGCGTCAGCACAATCAATACTGGAGAAAGTAATGGGTAAAATGAGTGACCTACATCTTACTTATACAGAAAACGGTTATCTTATTCATGAGGCTCTAGGTAAATGGTTAATAAGTATTGAACCTTTTAGAGCTAAGTTAAACCATGAAATTCTTACAGACGTGCTAGAAAACGATACTGATTTACACGCAGCTAAATACGAAGTTTTTTCAGTTTATTTTTTAATTTTTTTAGAAAAATATATTGGTGAAGATTTAGAAGCACAAGCTTTGTTGTCTATACACCCAGAAGCTCATGAAGAATGCTTTGAACAATTTGAAGAGTTATTACGAAATGTGCAATAATATTGCCATGACTTATAAAGACTTTGTGTTACATATGTATTCTGAAAATTGCAAAGAACGTGAGGCGTACAATTCTACACCTTATAGTTCTTTTTTAGAGTATGAACAAAAAAACAGAAGTTTCTTGAAAAAGAAATTTACAACAGATAGTTGAAACTACCGGCTGCACAGACGGCTAATTCCGGAACGCTATGGAGTGCTAGTGGTTAATTGCAAAGCTGAATTAAGACTTCAGCATAAGGTGACTTATAGTCATACAACCGCATAAGCCTAGATACCAAGCTATCTGTTGTATCATTAATACGATAGTGAGTAACAGATACGACCGCAATGTTGGCTAGAGATCTCAGAACTACACAGAGCCAGGAGTCAGTGTAGCAACTGCTAGATACCACCTTACTCACTATCTCTAAAGAGGAAAATTATGGACAATGTAAATCAACCCCCACACTACAACACTGGAGAAATTGAGTGCATACAAGCTATTCAAGCTTCTATGACCACTCGACAATTCCAAGGCTACTTAAAGGGTAACGTTATAAAATATATGTGGCGTTACGAATACAAAAATCAACAAGAAGATCTTGCTAAAGCCCAATGGTATTTACGCAGGTTAATGGAGACTTATGAAAACGGAGAAACTAATGGATCAAGTAATAAAACGAACGATGAATCAATACCAAGTGACTAGTAAAGGTTATCGCAATAAACATCATTATCATAATAAAGAGTCACGTTGGTGCGATTTAAATAAAGTGCCATATGCTAGAAATGGTTATCTCTATGGTCCAGAGACCGTTGAAGATCAAATTACTGGCGAAACTTATTATCAAATAGATGGTTACAATAACAAAAATTTCTATCGAAATTTATATGATGGCACTTTAGACCCTTCAACTTTATTTAAAGAAGGTGATACACTTTTAATAAGACATCAACAATCAGATGTGCGATTTAAAGTCACTGAATTTAGTCCTAGAGCTAACAATATGGTAGGTACTAGATATTTAAATTTATCTTGGACGTTTGACGCAGAAGGTTATAAACAGTATCAAACAAATAACTCTCAAGGTTCAAAAGCAAATTGGCAACTATGGCAAGACAGAAGTAGGTATTGGACTACTGCTTCAGTTAAAGATAATGTACAACATAATAAAGTTGCTAGACCTTGGAGTTGGCAAGCAGTGCCAAAAGAAGTTTTACTTAGACTACAATTATTGGGGTACCAATGAAAACAAAAACTAAATATAGTAATGGTGGTTATCTAACTCAAAGAAGTTTAAATAATATTAGACACGAATTAAACAAACGAGGTAAATTATGTCAGAACAAAGAAAAATCAATAGTATCGCAGACGCAGTAAATATTATTGATGAACTTGTTACTAATGAAATGGAATGGTCAGATGAACCTTCAGAAGACTTGCAAAAAGCTTGGGACATTATTAGGAATAGGTTATAACTGTGCATGCTGAATTTATAAATAATAAACTTCATTACTTTGGTAACGATAAAGAGTACGAGTTTGTATTTACTGATGAAAAATATCATAACTATGCAACCTTAATTATCAAACCTCAACACTTAAAATTTATTAAGAACCCTAATAAAATAACTAAAACACAAATTATAGAAGAATGGTTTGCAACAGAAAACGAAACAACTAAAGAACAAAATAACGCTAAACGTAGAAAGAAGAACAATGAAAAATGAACCAATGACTATGAAGCAACATATGGAAATGATGAAAAAGATTAGAGCTCATTTAGAAAGCTTGCCAGAAAAAAGAGAAGACCGACCCGGCCCTAAAGTTAAACGTAAAAAGAGCCCACCGAAGTGAGCCCTTTAAACATTAACAATTGATACTAGGAGAATAATCAATCCTCATAGTCTAAGATAAATTTACGCTTAAGTAAAGTATCCAGTAACTGTTATTGTACCAGCAGCACCTGTACCAGGTCCTACTTGTACGTGTACATCAATAGTTGTATCACTAGTAAAGTCAATTGGTTCAATTGCGTCATCATCTGCACTTAATGCACTGAATAACTCAATACCACCAGCTTGACCAATAGTAGATCCATCTTTAATTGCAGTAGAAGTACCAGTCGTTTCAGTAGCTGTGTTACTGTGACCGATATCTAACACAATTGCAGGAGATCCATTTGTGTCAATGTCAGTAGAAACAACTCTTAACGCGTGCAAAGTTTCCCCTGCGAATGCATTAATAGTTTGTACTACATCGTTGAGTGCTAAAGCAGGAACTGAGATCGTAGCCTTTCTTACAAACATTTGCCCTTCTGGGAAACCTTTGAAAGCTTGATTACTTTCTACATTACCACTTTTTCTTAAAGTTGCTATAGTAGCCATTTAATCACCTATAAGTTAGTTAAATTTACGTACCACTTGTTTTTGTGATACCCTATTAAAAAACATAAAGCATTTAGGAAAAATGTCAACAGTTAGGAGAACTACATGTCAACTTATGTAATGGTTAAGAGAAATACCAAAAGTCACTACTCTTACCCCGATGAACACGCCCCCTTTATACAATATAAAAAAGTACGCCTTAGCGTTGCCTTCAATATGGTTAACTCTCGTATTGGTTGGGAACGTGCTAAAAAAGGCGAGTACGAGCATTGGCAACAGCTAATGTACAAACACAACAGGAGATCCGAATGAATGTAATTACACTCGACTTTGAGACTTATTACGACACCCAGCACAGCCTATCTCATCTTAGTACTGTGCAATATGTAGCATCAGACTTATTTAAAGTTTGGGGTGTTGGTATAAAAATTAATGACGCACAGACTGAATGGTTCGGGGAAGACGAATGTGCGGACGCAATCAAAGCTATACAATGGGATGACGCTGCAGTTGTGTGTCATAACACTTTGTTTGATGCATACATACTGACGCAGCACTACAATTGTACACCTAAATATTATTACGATACCGCAGCCATGGCTCGTGGACTTGCACCCAACGAAAGTGCTTCACTTAAAGCTACTTGCGAACGTATGTTCCCTGACGATAAAACCATGCGTAAAGGTGACGAACTTATAAATGCTAAAGGTATATTTGATTTACCACCTGACATCGAAGAACAAATAGCTGGGTATTGTATACAAGACGTAGATCTAACTTATGCGTTGTATAACAGAATGCAACCGACTTATCCTCAATCAGAACTAGACATTATAGATTTAACTTGTCGTATGTTTGTTGAACCTAAACTTGTACTTAACAAACCATTACTTGTTGCACACAGAGAAGCTGTTATTGAAGATACTATACAAAAGATAGCTGCTAGTGGGTTGTCACGTGAACAACTTGCTTCACAAAAACAATTTGCTGAATATCTTGAGTCAATAGATATTACTGTGCCGACTAAGAAATCTGCACGTACAGGTAAAATGATACCTGCGTTTAGTAAAACAGATGCTGCTTACACGCAAATGTGCAACATGTATCCACAGTACAAACACGTTTGGGACGCTAGGGAGGCAGTAAAATCACGTATTGAAGAAACACGTGCACAGCGGCTGCTAGATGGTTGTACAGTACAAAACACTTTACCTGTGCCACTTAAATATTATGCAGCACATACTGGGCGTTTTGGTGGTAGTGAAAAAATTAACTTACAGAATTTACCCAGGGGTTCTAAGTTACGTAATGCATTACAAGCAGGTCCTAATCAAACTTTATACATTGCTGATTTGTCAAACATAGAAGCACGTATGCTTGCTTGGCTCGCTAAAGAACAAGACTTACTTGACTCATTTGCAGCGGGAGAAGATGTATACAGCAACTTTGCTTCTCAGATATATAACAAACCAATTACTAAAGCTAACAAACTAGAACGTTACGTAGGTAAAACTGCAATACTTGGGTTGGGTTATGGTATGGGTGCTAATAAATACAAAGCAATACTTGCACAAGGTTCACCTGCTATTGATGTAACACAAAGCACCGCGCTGGGAATTGTATCGCAATACCGTGCTATGTATCCAAACATACCTCAATTGTGGGCAATTGGTAAACAATTATTATTTTATATGTTAGATCAAACAAGTTCTTCTTACTCATATGGACCATTACAAGTTGCAAGTAATGCACTTAAATTACCTAATGATATGTATTTACAATATCCTAAATTACGCTATGCAACTGGCGAGTTTCTTTATGACTCAGGACGTACTGGTATTACACGTACGCACGGCCCCAGGCTTGTAGAAAACATTATTCAAGCTTTAGCTCGTATTGTTATTACTGACCAAATGCTTGCTATACATAAAATGCCTGAAGTTGAAGTAGTACTTACTGTACACGATGAAATTATTGCTGTTGGTTCAGATAAAAATGCTGACGAGACATTACAAAAAATTATGACTATAATGAAACAGCCACCTAGTTGGTGTGCAGAGTTACCGTTAGATGCTGAAGGAGCACACAGCAAAATTTATGATAAATAAAATTACCAAAATACTTTGGAAACAAAAACCAAATGACGTTTGGCAAGACCCAGATCCAGAAGATTTAAGCGTAGACAATGCTTATAAAACACGTTGGATTTGGTACCATACTATTCTTGGAATTTTGCTAGGCAGCACTAACATTTTATTAACTGCTATACTTATTGTCCTGGCGATTAAATTGTAATGAGTAACTTAGTATTAACACGTAGAAAAAAAGAAGGTATTGTTATACATATACCTGAACTAGGTGAAATACTATGCGAAATAACTGTTACCAATTTAGGACCAAAGCAAGTAAAATTAGCTTTCAACGCAAACGAACACATTAAAATTGATAGAAAAGAAATATATAACAAGGAGTAAATATCATGGAGATAATCTTTCTCAAAGCTAAACAAAAGCTTGTCAAAGAAATAACAACCGAAGGCACTAAACCTTACCCATTAGCAAAAAACTTTACCTCAGAACATTACACTATAGAACCTAATAAAAAAGGGTTTGATAAGTTTTATGAGTTACTACACACACATGCTGCATCTGGTCATGCATTACATAAAGGAGATCTTAAAAAGAAGCTAAAAAACGAATCTCGTGCTTTAATGACCGATCGTACTGCTGCAACTCAACTACTAGTATTAGATTTAGATGGTATACAATTCCCAGGAGCTAAGACTGCGTACAACACTTATGATATACAAAATATTGCTGAAGCATTTGTACAATACCTCCCATCAGAATTTAAAGATGTAAGCTATATTGCTCAAGCTTCTGCTAGTTTAGGTTTAAAAGCTAATAAAATTTCATTACATCTATTCTTTCTGCTGGGGCACACTGTACAACCAAGAGCCCTGAAAGAGTGGTTACGTACTTTAAACTATGAAATAGATTTTCTTGCTGACCAATTACAGCTTTCAGCTAATGGTCAAAGTATTTCTTACCCATTAGATGTAAGCCTTGCTGATAACTCTAAACTTATCTATATAGGTACTCCTAAGTTTGTTGGTGTACAAGATCCTGTATCTGGGGATAGGTTTGTAAAAATAGACCGTGGTTCATCAACCTTAGACATTTCTCATTTAATGAAAGATGTTAATCCAGAAAAAGTCTATAACTTATCTACGCAAATTAAAGATGGCTTACGTAAAAAAGCAGGTTTAATTAAGAAAAGTGAAAAGATTACTACGGTAAATGTTAATGGTATTTCTGAACAAGTACTACAGAATCCAGATCGTATGAGTATAGAAATATGTCGTATAGCAGACCCATACGTTAACTGTAACATTAATGGAGGCGACAGCGGCGCGTATTACTTTATTCTTACTAACCCTCATTACATGTATAATTTTAAAGGTGAACCAATTTTTGAAATTGAAAAAGCAGACCCAGAGTTTTATCAAACTATATTTGAAAAATATGCTGACAAAATTGATGGGGCTAAGAATGTTAAACCTATCGTACTTCGAGATTTTTATACTGACACTTATTTTAATGGAGTATTTGATTCTAATAAATCTCAATTCACTGATGACTTTCCTTTAACTCCAACTCAAAAAACATCTTTAGAAGGCTTTATGCGTACTCATAACAGACCTATGCCTGATTACATACCAGATGCCCAAGTTGTTTTTGATCCAGCTTCCAACAGTGGTATACAAATGGACACAGCCCCTTATCATGTAAACCTCTACAGAAAAACAGGTTATATGTTAGGTGCGTCAACTGAAGTACCAGAACTTACTTACGGTACTGCAGCAGAACTAAGTAAGTACATACCTAATACTATGACTTTGATGAAACATATTCTTGGTAATGGTGTAACAGAATTAGAACACTTTGTTAATTGGTTAGCTTATATTTATCAAAACAAACGCAAAACTATGACTGCTTGGATATTTACAGGCGTACCTGGTACTGGTAAAGGTTTGTTTGTGCATAAAATATTAAAACCTTTATTTGGTGAACAACAAGTTCCTATGCGTTCTTTAGAAAATATAGAAGAACAATTTAATCTGTACATGCGTACGGCCCTGTTTCTTGTAGTAGACGAGTTTCGTATGGGTGATTC